TTATCCCTCAGTTAGAAGCTCTTGTCTGCCAGCACCGATATTGTATGTAGTTCGTTTTTGGTGCTCGGGAATAACTTTCTCCAATGAGATTGTTAATAGACCATCTGCAAAATCTACAGAGGATACTTTGACATCATCTGCAAGTTGCCAGCTGTGGGAGAATGAACGCTTGGAGAGACCTTTGTGAACATACACTCTTTCAGAATCTCGTTTCTCAACTTTAGAGGCAACTCTGAGAATGTTTTGTTCTGTAGAGACTTCGATCTCATCTGATTTAAATCCTGCCAAAGCGACTTCAATTTCGTAGTTAGCATTGTCGTTTTTGATAATGTTATAGGGCGGATAACTTGTATTGTGACCAGACATAGCATCCAGTCTGCTAAAAATGTTTTCCAATCCTACGTTAAATGGGGTGTAAACATCCCACGTATATGTATTTGTCATTTGATTGCTCCTTTAATAAGCGAGTTTTGAATTGAGACCCCGAAGGCATCTCTTAATATTATATATCAAGGAGCATAAAAATGGGGAGTGTGGACTCCCCTACTAAATTATTCGGTTACTTCGGTCTTCTTACGACCAATGTTATATTTACTTTCAAGCGTCCATTCATCTTTTTCTTTGAAAGCAAGAACCTTTATTTGATTCAACGGTGCAACATCTGCAATAGCATCTGCTTTTACAACAGCAATCAATCCCCAGTCACTGAGAAGTTGAATGATTCTGTTTCTACGCTGCACATCGTTTACCGAAAGATTCGTATTTTTTCCGTCAAGAGCAAACAACTCTTTGAAGTGAACGATATAATACTTACCTTGCTTGTGAAGGATATGGCAAGATTGATAGATTTTCTTTTCTTTACGGGATGCTACACCAATACGAGTTAGGGTCTCACGAACTTTGAGGAAATCATCAGGTTCATTGAGAGATACCTCAACCATATCAGCTTGCTTCCATTCTACTTCAATATCAGGAGTCATCGTTTTCCACCTTTGTCTACAAGTTTTTTAATGAGTTCAAGTTGATCTTTAGATAATATTCTCAATGCTTGTAGAGCTTTATCGTCATTATAACCATAATACTCCTTAATCGCATCAAGGTATTCTACTTGAGTCTTCTTCGCCCAAGGCGAAAATCGCTTGCGCGGGTTGATACTATTTATAAAAAAGTCATATTGCATCTTCTTCCCCAAGTGGGGATACATATTCATTTCGTTAGCAAAGAGAACCGTATCATGAAAAGCAGATAGACACTTGTTTACAATGAAAGGTGGATATGCTTTTTCTGATTCTTCATCAACTATCACACTCTTCTTTGTTTGATTAATAGAAGTCAGATATTCGGACAGGCTTGGTTTCATAATTAGTAATTAAAAGTTCTGGTCTATCTTTTTGCTCGTTCATGTAATCACCAACAGAACGCATGGTATAAGTCAAGTCCCATTTAGTTTGAGAATAATCTTTGTACCATTCTTGTAGGGTTTCATTATCGTTGTAGGTAATCATCCACTTGTCTTTGATATTACCTTGAGTCATATAAGCATGAAATTGTTGGTGGTCAAATCCTTTATGAAGATCACCTTTATTACCGTAAAGATTATCTTTGATATCATAAGGAGGATCAAAGAACCAAAACGTTCCAACAGGAGATTGGGTATGGATTAATTCATAATAATTGAGATTAGTAATCTTCCAGTTTTTAATGATCTTAGAATAGTAAGGAAGATTATTGATGCCGCTCATATTGAAATTACTTTCACTTGCTTGTTCCGAAAAAGAAGATGCTTCTGACAACCCAGAAAAGCTACACTTATTGATAATGTAAAATGCTGCAGCACTGTAGATGTCATCTGCTTCTGGATGATTGATAGTATCCTTCATCAAATTGAAAAGTTCTCTGGCAAGTTCAGGAGTGCCGTAGTCTTCTTTATATCCTTTGATACATTCGTACAGTTCCTTTGGTTCATCACGAAGAACACACCAGAATGTATAGAGAGGATTATACAAATCATTTACCCATACAGGAATGTTTGGATATTTTCTAGTAAACGCAATCGCAATACTGCCACCACCTAAAAAAGGTTCGCGGTATTCTGTAATATTTTTAGGAAACTTTGGAAGTAAAAACTTGGTGGCACGAGACTTACCACCAGGATATCTCAGAGGTGTCCTTCTTAATAGTCTCATTTAAACTTACACTCCACCATAATCTCAGTCAAGCAAGCAAGAAGATTAATCTCTTGATCAGCTACGAACGCAATTTGATACTGATACTTAGCAAGCACCAGCACAGCAGGAGGAATAGAAGAACCTTCAAGCACCTCACTCAATGTATTGTAGATTTTACGAATGATAGTGTTAGGGTCACTATCCATGTTATCAACCACCCACTGACGCACAACATTGTATTCCTTTCCCTTCATCGCTCGCATCAACTGGTCTGTGTTTACATCAGCAATGTCACAGAGCACAGCAGAGTCAAGAGAACCACTGGCAGAGTGACGCTGTGCTTCGTTCAGCAAACGGCGCCAGTCAGGGTAGTAACGCTGAATCAGTTTGACCAGCACCTTGTCCTCATACGCCACGCCAGAGGCATCCAGGATGCCCTGTAGGCGCTCAAAGAACTGCACCTGTAACTTCTGCTGTTCGCCTGTTTTAATGCGAAAATCAATGACCGTACAGCGAGAGTGCAGCGGTTCAACAATTTTGTTAATGAAGTTACAAGTGAAGATGAAACGACAGTTGCTGTGAAACTCTTCTACAAATGCTCGCAGCGAGAGTTGAACGTCATGAGTGGTATTATCTGCTTCGTCAATAATGACGACTTTATGTTTACCCCCTCCAGTCAAACTGACAGTACTGGCAAATTGCTTTACCTTGGTACGAATAGTATCAAGGAAGCGACCTTCATCAGAACCGTTGATAACAATGTAGCTAAGGTCAAGTTCTTCACACAATGCTTTGGCGACGGTAGTTTTACCTACACCAGGAGGACCAGAAAGCAGAAGATTAGAAATTTCACCCTGCTCAATGAATCCAGTAAATACTTTCTTTAACGAATTAGGGAGGATACAATCTTTAATCTTATGAGGTCTGTATTCCTCCACCCACAGAAATTTTTTCATCAAGGTTCAAGCGCAATATAATAAGTAAGGTCATGTGTCAAATGTTTCCACTGTGAGATATGATGTTTTGAAACTCCTGCTTGATAATCACCTTCAAGCAAACGAATGTTTTCTACTTTCATATCAAGTGAATGAGAACCTTCAAAAGTTCCAGGAACAATCATATCATAAGTGTTTGAGGTTGCGTTTTCATTATCTCGAACCGATAGAATAATTTCTTCATCGGAACTGATATTTAAATCAGAAAGTTTGTAGACACCAGCTGCTTTTTGAATGGTATCAAGGTTAGCCGCGGATAAAGTAAATTCAATGTCAGAACCAGGATACTTTACAGATTTATCTGGCGCAGTTTTAAGCGTAATTTCTGGATCAGAAAAGTAATATTTAGCCCGAGAACGACCGTCTTTGATAGTAACATAATCAGCATTGTCAAAGACAAGAGAAGGAGAGTTAAACAACTTAAGACCATCAAGGAACTGATTAAGATCGTAAATCGCAAAGGTCTGAGGAAAAGACTCTTCCACATTTGCTGTAGCCAAGATGTTCTCAGCGTTGGAAATGGTTCGTAGAGTATTGCCCTTTTTGATGATGATGCCATTGTTAATCGTGGCGAAGTTCTTTAGAATATCAATAGTAGTTGATGAGAGTGCGACCGTATTCATTTAAATTCTCCAAGACCGTTATCCATGCGACTATAGTGTTTATCAAAGTGAAGCAGTAGCATAGCATAGTGAATCACTTTGAGAAGGTCTCGTTTGTTATGACCATCTTTGTCACCATAACGGCTACCGTATTTGAGAATGTTTGCCTGGCAGAAATCTGGTGCCAGGTCTTTTGCTGCCATCAAGTCAATTGTTTGAATATCATTATAGGCATCATTATGACCACAGTAGTGACTACCGTAGGTGCTCACAACAT